TAAGAATATGAATCAAGCAGCAAAAACGGTTTCTGATGCTTTGTTAGGGCTGGATTTCATGAATGTGGAGATAGGAGGGATGGTTTATACCATTAAACCTCCTACAATTAAAATTATCTGTCGTGCCATTCATCATTTTTCCAATATCGGCATGACTGGAGATAATGTCATGGAAGCTATTAAAGAGCTTCCTGAAGCTACTGAAGATATGCTGAAAGGTATTTCATGCTTCATCTGCGGGAATGATAGTTTGGTCAAAGAATTGGAGAACGGCACTTTTGAAGAAGTCAAAGATGCCTTGGAAGTCTGTTTCTCTATGATGGATATTTCGGCTTTTCAGTGTGTCAGCTCGATGAGGAACGTGTCGATGCTGGCAGCAAAACCGAAACAGTAGGAAACACAACGTTCTTCGGGCAGATAGCCCATTTGATTGACACGTTGCATCTGAGTTATACAGAAGTGTTTGAGATTATCCCTTATCGGAATCTGCTGATGATGCAACGGGATAAATTACACGCAGTATATGGTGGTCAGAAGGTGAATAGAATCAGTGGTAAGGAATTGGCTAATCGTAGGAAAAAGAAATAGATATGGCGAAATTATATTTTAAGGTAGGTAGTGACTGGGAAGAAGTTGTAAGACTTCGTAATGAAATTGCAAAATTAAAGCAGGAGTTAATGAGCATGGATGGCACGCAGTCTCCTGCTGCTTTCAAGGCTTTGAATGCCCAACTTGCTGCATCCAACCAAAGATTGGATGAGTTGGTGACTAATGCAGCCAAAGCTGGAGCGGAGATGGAAACGGGATTCAAAAGGAAAATCTTCGATGCTTCTCAGGTAGTGAATGGATTGTCGGAAAAAATAACATTTCAACGTGGAACTATCCAACAATTGAAAAATGAGTTAGCAGGATTAAAAGACAAGTATCGTGAAGCATTAAAACAGGATGGTGATACTTCTTCCTTAGAAGCTAAAATAAGGTCTACAAATGAAAAATTGAAAGAGCAAAAAAGTTCTTTATTTAACCTTACCCAGGAACAGGCTAACGCCCGCTTGTCAGTAAAGAAGCTCCGCGATGAATATGCTTTGTATCGGCAAGATGGTGAAAAAAATGTAGATGTAACTAAGCAGGTGGAACAAGCCATGTCTAATATGGGTAAGAAACTGCTGGGAGGTTATTCAATCAAAGAATTCTTGTCAAGTATGATTCGTGTTCGTGGAGAATTTCAATCCATGCAGACCGCTATTGAGACTATGGTTGGAAAGGATATGGCAGGACAACTGATTCCGCAAATCAAGGAGCTGGCTAAGATTTCTCCACTTACTATGTCAGATATGGTTGGAGCAGAAAAGATGATGCTTGGATTTAACATACAAGCAGAAGACACTATCAAATACTTGAAAGCCATTAGTGATATTTCTATGGGGGAATCCAGTAAGTTCAATTCGCTAACTTTGGCATTTTCACAGATGTCAGCAGCGGGTAAACTTATGGGGCAGGATTTGAATCAAATGATAAACGCTGGATTCAACCCGTTACAGATTATCTCCGAAAAGACCGGAAAATCTATCGCAACTTTGAAAGATGAAATGTCCAAAGGTGCTGTTTCCGCTGAAATGGTTCAACAGGCATTCATTGATGCAACTTCCGCAGGTGGTAAGTTCTATAATATGTCTGAGAATGCTTCAAAGACTATCAATGGTCAGTTGTCTATGATGCAGGATGCTTTGGATTCCGTGTTTAACGAATTGGGAACAAAGTCGGAAAGTGTTATCATGGACGGTATTCAAATGACAACTTCGTTGATTCAGAATTATGAAACAGTAGGTAGGATCTTGGCTGGATTAGTGGTTACTTATGGTACATACCGGACCGCAGTGATGCTTGTTACTGCTGCCGAAAGTAAACATACTCTTGTGGAGATTGGACTTACCAATGCCCGTTTATTGGCACGAAAAGCGCAGTTAGCTTTAAACGCTGCAATGCTTACCAATCCTTATGTGTTATTGGCAACGGCGGTTGTAGGTCTCGGAGCTACCATGTGGGCATTATCCGACAGCACAACATCTGCTGAACGTGCTTTGGACTCGTACAACAAGAAAATAGAAAAACTCAACACGGACGAAGAAGATCGGAAACGTACTTTGGAAGGTCTTGTTAGCACCATTAATAGCGAGGTGGAAGCCGAGACCACTAAACTTAAAGCCTTAAAAGACATTGAGAAACTATATCCTGTACTTTTTAAGAAGTATGTCGATGAGAAAGGTCATATACATGACTTGACTGGGTTTTGGAAGGCATATAATGAAGAGGTTTCAAAATCCAGAACACAGTCAAAACAGGCTATAGTCGAATCTTTGGAACAACAGATAAAAAGTGCGGAATGGGCTTATAATTTAGCTAAGAAGGAGAACAACCGTTCCGAAATGAAGGTTCAGGCACAGCGTATCGAAGACCTGAAAAATGAATTGGCAAACGCAAGAAAGGATGTCTTGTCGGAAATCAATGCCCAATTGGAAGTTGAGAACAGACAGGAAACAAAAGAAACTACATATCAGGAGGATTTGGCAAATGCTAAAGCCGAATGGGAAAAAGCGAAAAAAGGGTATGAGACCTTAATCAAAGATCAGACGGCTACATCGAAACAGGTGAAAGAAGCCAAAGATAAGATGGAGGCATCCGAAAAGACATACAAGGAGCTGGGCGGAGTAACCGGAAGCGAATTAACCAGACAGGAAAATCTAGCAAAAAAGCAAAAAAAAGAACAAAAAAAGACAGCCGAAGAACTCTTGTCTCTCCGCCGTCAGAACCAACAGGATGAAATCAACCTGATGAGAGAAGGCACGGAAAAGAAGTTGAAACAGATTGACCTTGATTATCAGAAACAGATTGATGCGATAAGAAAACAGGAGGAAGAATGGAGCAAAGCCGGTAACGGTAAGCTGACCGACAAGCAGGCACAGAAAATTTCAGAAGCTTATACCAATGCCGAAAGTATGAGAGATAAAGATATTTCCGATGTAACTGAAGGACAGCTGAAAGCCGAACAACAGGCTTTGAACGACTACTTGAAAGAATATGGCACGTTCCAGCAGCAGAAATTGGCTATCGCCCAAGAGTATGCGGAAAAAATAAGGAAAGCACAGGAAGAAAACGGTGTTAATAGTGCACAAGTAAAGTTACTGGAGAAACAACGTGATGTTGCCATACAGAACAAGGAAACAGAAGCCATAAAAGCCAATATAGATTGGGTTACTGTGTTCGGTGAGTTTGGTTCCATGTTTTCCGACATGATAAAGCCCGCCTTGGACGAAGCGAAAAAATATGTACGGACTGACAAGTTCAAGAACTCCGATCAGGCAAGCCAGAAATCATTGATTGACGCCATCAGCCAGATGGAAAAGTCTTTGGGTGGTACAAGTGGAGTCAACTTCAAGAAACTTGGAGAGGATGTAAAAGCCTATCAAATAGCAGAACAGAATCGTATCAGTGCCATAGGGATTGAAACAGCTGCTTTGGAAAGACTAAAGAAATCACAGGATGATTACACCAAAGCGCAGAAGGGCGGAACGGAAAGTGAGAAACAAGCCGCAGCAAACGCTCTTGAAACAGCACGGCAGAATGCTGACATTGCATCCGCCAATGTGAAGACACAGACTGATATCGCCAATCAGGCCCAGCGTAATGTGACTGATACTGCCACCATACTGAAAGCAAGCATGGAAAATTTGTTGGGAGGCTTGCAGCAGATTTCATCCGGTGGATTGTATAACGCATATAGCGGAATTATCAAAACCGTGAACGGATTCAAGGATGTCATAGGAAAAACGTCAGAATCTCTTAAGGAGGTCCCCATTGTCGGATGGATTCTGTCCATCATTGACGTACTCAAAGACGGATTAAGTGATCTTGTCGGTGGTCTGCTTGATGCTGTTCTGAACGCTGTCAGTGGAATTATCGGTGATGTCTTGTCAGGGGATTTGTTTGTCACAATCGGCAAGTCATTGAGGAACGGCATAGGAAACATCCTGAACGCAATCTCATTCGGAGGCTTCAACTCCTTGTTTGGAATAGGTGGAAACGCCAAGGAAGTACAGGAAACGATAGACAGGCTGACGGACAGGAATGAAACTTTGCAAACGGCCATCGAGGATCTGACTGACGAGATGAAGGCAAGCAAGGGAATGAAATCGGTTGAATCTTACAGGGAAGCTGTAAAGTATCAGGAGGAAGTCAATAAAAACTATCTGCAAATAGCAAAGGAGCAAGCCGGATATCATAAGAGCCACGGCAGCTGGCAGCATTATCTGAAATGGACGGATGAAATGCTGGAACACGCAAGAAAAGCTACCGGCATGCAGGATTTCTCCGGCACCGATTCCTTGTGGAATCTGACCCCCGAACAGATGAAGGCTCTACGGTCGGACGTATGGTTATGGGATATCATGGAATCTTCCGGTAAGGGAGGTTACGGTGAGCGTGTTACCGACAAGCTGGATGATTATATAGAGCAGGCAGGAAAACTGGAAGAACTGACCGACAGTCTTTATGAGGGCCTGATCGGAATGTCATTCGATTCCATGTATGACAGTTTTATAAGCAGTCTGATGGATATGGAGAAGAGTGCGGAGAATTTTGCTGATGACATATCCAAATATTTCATGCAGGCGATGCTGTCAAATGCCATCGGTGAACAGTTTAGTGACAAACTGAGGACATGGTATGATAAATTCGGTGAAGCCATGAAGGATGATGGTACGCTTGATAATAATGAGCGTAAGGAGCTGATGGATGAATACATGGGTTATGTGGACGAAGCCATGAAGCTCCGTGACGAGCTTGCCGCAGCAACCGGATATGACAAGATTTCACAGGAAGCAGCTTCCCAGTCTGCAAGCAGCAAAGGTTTCCAAACCATGTCTCAAGATACCGGCGAAGAGTTGAACGGGCGGTTTACAGCATTGCAGATTGCAGGAGAAGAGATAAAGAATCAGAATATTATTCAATCTCAATCACTTAATCTACTGACAGTAAAAGCAGATGCTCTACTTTCCATAAATACGGAAACAAGGAATATCGCTGATGATACGCGAGATTTGATAGCACAATCTTATCTTGAATTGGTACAGATTTCAGAAAATACAGGGGCAATCGTCAAACCTATTCAACAGATGCAAAGAGATATAGCAGAAGTTAAAAAGAATACAGCAAAATTATAGTCTATGGATGAATTATTAATTAATGGCGAAAACGCTTATACAACATGGGGTGTGAGAATGGGAGAGGGGTTTCTTGATGTTATTGGGGCATCCGCTTCCATGAAGGATTTTATTGAGAACAAAAGCCGACTTGAACATGGGAAACGGGTAATAATCAATAATCCTAAAGTCGATGAGAGGGAAATAACTCTTTCGTTCACTATCGAGAGTAATTCTCAGTCTGATTATCAAGCAAAGAAGAAAGCTTTCTTTGATGAGCTGTATAAAGGTGTGGTTGATATTCAGATTCCTGCTAATAGTAGCGAGGTTTACCATCTTATTTATACTGGCAAGAGTGTCACTTACGCACAGAGTTTAGACCGAACTTTCGGAAAAATTTCAGCCAAGTTTAACGAGCCAAATCCGGCAAACAGAAGCTAATTCACGACATTGGTTTTATTGTCGTGTATGTGAGTGCTCAAAATTGGGCACTCTTTTTTTTATCCCCGAACTTTGAAGACATGGAACAAATCGACATCAAAGACATATCCGGTGCTATCCAGCTTACAACTTTGATCAATGAAGGCTGCAAGCGTAAGTTCACTCTGATGAAGGAGGACTACATCATGTTAAAGTTCTCCTTAGAGAATCCCATATATTTCAAACTTGGCTCATACGTGGAATGTAACTTCGGATTGTTCGAGGTGTGCGACTTGCAGAAGCCCGCATTCAACACCAATACCGCCGGCTACGATTACGAATTAAGACTTGACGCCTACTACTGGAAATGGAAAAACAAAATCTTCAAATATACCCCGGAGACGACCGGACAGGAGGCGTCCTGGAACCTGACCGCTCCGCTTGACGTACAAGCCGGTATAGTCCTTAGAAATTTGAAAGCTCTTGGTTACACATACAAAGGACAGGATTTTGTTTTCTCCATTGATTCCACAGTCGAAAACAAGTCCCAGTTGATGAGTTACGACAACATCAACATCCTTGACGCTTGTTTTGAGATGGCGAAGAAATGGGATTGCGAATGTTGGGTGACTGAAAACATCATCCATTTCGGGCGTTGTGAGTTCGGTGATCCTGTTAATTGGGAGATCGGTGTAAATGTAGAGGAAATGTCCCGTTCGGATTCACAATCGACTTACGCAACGAGAATCTATGCTTTCGGTTCTACAAGGAACATTCCTTCAAATTACCGCCCCGTTGATGAAACGGTGGTGGTGAATGGTGTGGTTCAGAAAAGATTAATGCTGCCCGAGGGTATTCCCTACATTGATGCATACCCTAATATGACTACCGAGGAAGCCGTCGAGCAGGTGGTTATCTTCGATGAAGTCTATCCTCGAAGAACAGGCATCATGTCGGATGTCACCACTATCGAAGTGACGGACAAGGTGGAGAATGAGGACGGCACAACCACCGAGGAAAAATGGAATGCCTACCGCTTTAGGGACACGGGTGTTAACTTTTCCGAGAAATATATCCTCCCCGGTCAGGAGCTGAGGATACGTTTCGCATCCGGGCTTCTCAACGGTTTGGAGTTTGCCGTGAAGTTCAATCCTGAGGGAAAGCCGGAGAAATTGGAGGATGGCGGATGGAACCCTGAGGCACAGCTTTGGGAGATAGTCAGGAATGAGGACTATGGCAGACCGCTTCCCGGTGATGTGCTCTTTCCCCAGGATGGAGATGAATATGTGCTTTCCGGCTGGGACAGTACGAAAATAACCGAGCTGGGGCTTGTGGGTGCCGCCGAGCAGGAGTTGAAGGAAAAGACTGAAAAGTACGCTGCCAAATCCAAGATAGACCCGAGTACCTATGGCTGCACGATGATGTCAAATGACGCATACCGTGAGGATGGCGTTCATAATTTCTATAGCATCGGTCAAAAGGTCAACCTTATCAACAAGGCTTATTTCGAGAACGGAAGACAGTCAAGGGTTATCGGATTTGAATTCAATCTTGATTATTCCTTTGACTCACCTGTTTATACTGTCGGGGAAACCGCCGCCTATTCCCGTATCGGGGAGCTGGAGGAAAAGGTTGAGAGCCTTACCCTAAAGGGACAGACCTATACGGGCGATGGTGACAGCGGTGTGTATGTGATAAGAAGGAATGACTCTACACCGGCCACGGATAGTAACGTGTATTCCGCATTGCGCTCCTTAGTAATGTTCCTTCGTAAGGATCAAGCGGACGGAACAAATTTCTTATTGAAGTTCGGCAAGTTCATCGACTCCATGATTGCCGGTAAAGGTGCCGGTATCTATCCTGACGGGCGCGGTCAGTTCGAGCGTCTTGAGGTACGCGGCTCCGCAGTGTTCAAGGAAATCATCTATAACCGTCTGAACGCACAGGAAGGCGACACCTCATATTCCGAGAACGGAGTCATTGAGTCCGTGGCTTTAGAGAGCGACGGAACTTATACCCTGAAATTGCGCAAGCGCTGGGAGAATGACTTCACCGCATTCCAGGAGGGTGATATAGTGTACGGGATTGTAAACAACCTCTTTTCAACGGGGGAGTATTACGCCTCGTGGATGCGCGTGCTGTCCAAGAATGTCCCGGCCAACTCCATCTCGGTGTTGTCATACCCGGACAGTGAGGTGCCGGGCGGTAAAAACTATCCTCCCACAGAGTTGACGATCATTACCAGAAGAGGAAACGCCTTCAATGAGGACAGGCAAAGCTACTGGTATTTGTCCGCCACCACGGATAAATGTCTTGTCTGGCTGGAAGGAGTAACGAAGCCTGTCTTGGAACAGAACAACTATTACATGATATTGGGGCGTTTGCCCAATTTGGATTTGTTTGACAATCTCCCCGTCAACTATAAGCACTCGTACATATTCGCCCGTGCCGGCATCTTCGGTGAACTTTACCGGGTGGACTGGCAGGGACTGCCCGTACAGGAACTGGTGGACCGTGGCTTTTGGTCGGCCGAAGTCGCGTCCTCTGACAATCCTTACACCAATACGCAGGAGCGGGCGGACACGGTTTGGCACTACGGCTGCAAATGGAAGTGCCTGATGACGGGAACAGCCGACGAACCGCAATATGCGGCGGCCGGATGGGCGATGCTGGAAGGGAACCCGGAATTTACGATAGAGATCGGCAGCACAAAGGGGTGGTATTTTGATATCGAGACTTTTTCCACAACGTTATATATTACCGGCAAGCTGTACAACCGTGACGTGACAGATCATATACTTGACGCTGATGTGAGCTGGACGCGTGATAC